ATCTCCTTGGTAATCTTATACTTCTCTTCCAAGTTCTTGTCCTTCACCAGGCACAGAATCTCTGCGTCAAGTGGATGCAGACCTTCAAGCATCTGAATGAACATAGTCTCTCTACGAAGAGATTTCAGTTGGTCGTTACCACCCTTGCAGAAGTTATAGAACCTCTGATACTCCTTACGGATAGTGGTTCTGCCTTTCTTCAAGTCACCCATACCCATGGAATCATCATTATTATATTCCATAGTACCAACTGCCTGAGCAATCTTGGTGCTCAGAGTGCCAGTGGTGATCTGTTCATCCTTCATACTGGAGTATGGGACTTCACCAGGTGGGAGCAGGGAGATTACACTCGGGTCAAAGTTCCAAATGAATAATGCTTTGAGTGAATCGTGCTCATACTTTCTAAGAACTTCTACCTTCTTTGCTTTTGTCTTCTGTTTGTTGACAAGAGCAAAGATTTCAAAGGTAAAAGGATTGGGTGGCAGTTCAAGGGTTGCCTTGGGTGCTGCCTTGCGTGGGGTAGACGCTTTCTTAACCGTCGTCTTCCTCGTCGTGGTCTTGGGTTTCGTAGTCATTTTCAAATCTTACTGCTAAAATTTCATCTGGTAATACATTACCGTATTCATCCAACATTTCAGGATGCATATATGGAATGGTCTGTCGCTGGAACAGGTCTCTTGTAAGGTATCCAACCACTACTCCAATAAGGAGGAATTGAATTGTGACAAGAGAGAAGAGAGTTATAGTTGCGGCAGTCATAGTCCTTCTCCGAGAGATTTCTTTTTGATTAGTAATGATAACTCAAAACTGAAATGAATCTCCCGTCCGAAGAGAGAGACCATCTTGGCAAACTTAATATAGTTGCCCTTTCGAGGTTTGCGTCTCCCTCCCATTAGTAATTCTACACCTTTATTTATTGTAATCTCAGAGAACTTTGTTTTCTTTGAGGAACTTGACTGTTTCACTACATCCTCCAATCTTTGTTTGACTTCCTGGAGTGACTTCATTCACCACAATTTGAGGGAATGATGTACCTTGTCCGAACTCACCATAGAATTCATTGGCATTGAAGTCTCTTCCAAGTTTGTATTCTACAAACTTTTGTTCGGTGAGTGTGAAAACTTGAATGACTTTCTCACAGTATGGACATCCGGGTTTAGAGTATACAATGAAGTTCATTTCTGTGCCTCTGCCCAGTCGTGGTCGAAGATTGCAAGACCCATATCAGTAAGGATATGATCATACATCTTATCAAACACAGAAGGTGGCATGGTCACCACGCTAGCACCATTATACCATGAACGAACTGCACGATGGACACTGCGGATAGAAGCAGAGAGCACCTGAGTAGGGGCACCCTGGATGCGATACAGTTCAGAGATAGACCTGACTACCTCCAGACCTGCCACAGACTGGTCATCCAGGCGTCCCACGAAGGGTGAGACATAGTAGGCACCAGCACGGGCAGCAAGCACTGCCTGAGCAGCAGAGAAGATTAGAGTGACGTTCACACGGATGTTATCATATGCGAGTTGTCTGCATGCTTCAATGCCGTCACGGGTCATAGGGACCTTGATGGTGGCAGGGAATCCAAATGCTTCGACCAGACGCTTACCCTCAGTAATCATCTCATCAGCAGTTCCGACAACCTCCATGCTGATATCCCGGATACCCATATCCTTAATCTCTTGATAGACATCATCAGGTTTCCGACCACTCTTCATAATCAGAGTAGGGTTGGTGGTGATTCCGTCGATCAGTCCAGTATCGTTATACTTACGGATTAGTTCTGTATCTGCTGTATCCAGAAAAATCTTCATTTGAGTCTATCTAATTGTTCTCTCTCGTCATTATATAGAAAATTCATATCTTTGTCAAGGAAGTATTCAATTCCTACCATAATCTCAGGCACCAACCATTCATGAACTGGAAGACAATACTGCCAGTTCACAGGTTGAACGCAATTCATAACCACCACCGACCAAAAGGCAGTGACGTGGTTTACTATACTAAGCATCGCCAGGTCTACCACCAATAGCATCCCACATATCCTGAACCATATCTGGTGGTTCTGTGGTTCTTTTATGCATATCTGGATCCACCCAATCTTTCCATTTATCAATGTCTTCCTGCGTGGGAACTTCGATTCTCACCATAGTTCCCTCTTCGACAAACTCTTCGTTCATATCAATGTAGGTTTGAGGTGTAATCTTATCGAACTCAGTCACCTTCTTTTTGTTGTGCATCTTTTCATATTGATGAGCACCCAAGTTGTCTAGAAAATCATTCATCCTACAATCTCTCCTGCTCTAATTTTTTGTAGTCGGTCAAGTTTCCATATAATATATTCGATGCTTGGAATACACTGAGGATTCCAACCAACAAACCCATGAGTCTCACCAGAGTCCATCACCCAGCAGGGAGCATCATCATTCTCAAGGTCTAACGATGCTCTATATCCTTCTTCACCCATCAGTATAACTGCTCTCTCACGTTCAGTCAGTACACTGAAGCAGGTAAAGGCATATTTTCTGATTTCATCTGGGATGTAATCTTTCATACTAATGCCAAGTGCCGCAACTTATCTAGGATGTGACGATATGCAGGAACAATATCACCTTCATCTTTTCTGAATAGATCCTTATCGAATCTTTCATTGGTTCCTGTCTGCCACAGTCTCATACTATCAGGACTGATTTCATCTGCAAGATACAGGTCACCATGAGCATCATATCCATACTCAAGTTTAAAATCAACCAGGTCAATACCTAGAATGTAGAACATCTGTCGGAGAAGGTCATTGATACGTAGAGTCATATCAATAAAAGGTTGAGGGTCATACCCCATCAGACGCACACGGTCTGGCGTAAGCAGGGGGTCATTCTTACTGTCATCCTTCAGGAAGAACTCAACGATAGGTTGTGGAAGTGGTTGCCCCTCATTGAGAGTTGTCTCACGGACAATAGAACCAGCAGCACGATTCCTACAAATAACTTCTAGTGGAACGATATCTACCTTCCTACAAATCATTTTATTGGCACCAACCATATTCATATAGTGAGTTGGGATGCCTTCTTTGGACAGTCTCTCAAAGAGAAGAGAAGAGATACTACAACAGAGAGCACCCTTTCCTAAGGGATAGTCTTCTTTCTCTCCATTACCTGCGGTAACTTTATCATGGTATTCAATGATAACCTTATGTGCATCATCACCTTGATAGACAGTCTTGACTTTACCTTTCAAGATTACTTCCATGTCTTTACCTCCGTTTCATACTCAATAACAATCTTTTTACTGAACTTACCAGACTGTTGGTATATATTCCACTGCGTAGATGTAGCACCATCCATCTGGTCTACCATCTGTTGAATCACTCTGAGACGATCATCATCATTCATTACCAATACCCTCCGGGAACTTTTCGATTTCAGTCAATTCATAATCCCAATCTTCCATAACCACATTGGCATACAGACGATCAGAAAGCATTTCAATTTCTTTCTCAGCATACTCTCTGCTTGGTGCCTCCAACCAAAGGTCAATTACCTTACCCAGTCTGAGTTTCTTGATGTTCAACTCGGACAATCGCTTAGAGGCATCTCTAACGGCATTACCTGGTGAGTCATCAACCTGTGCTCTCAGTCGGATGAATATTAGTGCTTTGAACTTCATGCCTTTGCCTCCACTTTATCATCAACCTTGACCTTCACAGGTTCAACAGGGTCAGGAACAGGATGATACTTACGATACCTTACCGTCTCATATGTTTCAAATACTTCCTCAGGATTACCGTAGCAGGTTTTCTTCCTCTGCTCTACGATCTCATCATAAGGGTCTGCCTTGATATCAGGCCATTGCTTATGTGCGTTCTCAGTTACCTTGCGACTGATTACTTCATAGTCAACACCATCACCAGAGGTAGGCAGGACAACATCGACATACTCTTTCTTCTTAGCAGCCATTAAAAAAGGGGGATCAACTCCCCCTAGTATA